GAAGAATTAAAAAAATCAAATGGGGTACAATTATAAACTTAAAGAAGTAAAAGTTGGTGATGTGGATGTAGCTGGTGGAGTAAAATCTACAGTAACAGATATAGACCCTGAAACCGGTGGTATAACTTGGGATGTTGATTATATTCCAAATGTAGGAGAATTAGTAAAAGATATTAATGGGTTAACTAAAACAGCAAAAGAAGTTGCTGTTAAAGTTAAAAATGATCCTAAATTTAGAAATATCTATGATGATACTAAATTATTAAGAAATAAAATTCGAACTCATGTTCGTAACAATTACCCAGAAGAATATAGAAAAGCTGTAGGTGTTAGTGAAGCCGATTTAGATGAAATGTCTACAACTGGTGGAGGAGCAGGTGCTGCTTCATTTACAGGTGGTACAGGAATGCAATATGCAACCCCATACGCATTTAAAAAAACAAAAAAACAAAAATTACCTGAATCTAATAACCCTGGAAGAGATTTAGGCCCAGGTCCTAAAGCAAGTGAAGATGGGGTTAAAGATAATACTTATGTAAAGCAATTTGGTTACAAAATAGTACCAAAAAAAATTAAAGGGTCCGGTTTAGAAGTTAAACAATTATTTGAAGATAGTGATGTAAAATCATTCCAACAAGAAAGAATATCATCATTTGATGTAATTGAACAACAACTTAATGATATTTATAAAATGTTGAGCAATGCTAAAAATGAAACCAGAGATTACTACAAACAAAATCCTAGTTGATTTAATGTAATAAAACAAAAAGATTTAGTTTTAGACTATATAAAAGACATAAAAGACTTATTAAAAGGAGAATAAATGAAAACATTACAAGAACAATACAACCAAATTAAAAAAGGAAAAGGTAGTAAAGAAATTTTCCTTAAAGAAGTTAAAGCTAAGTACCCTAATTTAGTACGTAATGCTGCAGGGTTTAATGAAGCCTCCTCAGTACTAATTAATAGAAGTATTATAGCAGAAAATATTCATGTAGCTACAGGCTCAAATGAAAAACCAGATTGGTTTCAATTATTTGATAAAAACATGAATTTAATTTCAGAAGAAGAAGCTAAAGCTATTGAAAAGAAAGTAACTAAAGGAGTAACTGATTTACAAGCCCCTGATAGAGGATATGATTATAAAGATGATAAAGCTCTCAATAATGTATCTGGTGAGCAATTTCGTCAAGGATATTTTACAGAGTTAACAGATGTAGCTAATGCAGATAAAACTAAAGAAGAACTAATTGATTTAGTTATTAAAAACATTAGTAAGAATCCTTTATATTATGTTGAAGAAGCTCAATTTGGAATTAAAGGAATAGGCTACACAGAAGAAGCCCCAGCTTTAGGTAAAGGAAAAATGATTAAAGATCCAGGTGTAGGTGGAGGTTATGGCGCTGAAACTAAAAAAGACTTCCCAGAAGGTGAAGTAGGTACTGGTTATTTAGAAATTAAAGAAAATAAAAACACAACAAATATGATATCATTATTAGACTTATATGAAAGCGGTCCTTTAGGAGAAAAAGAATTACCTAAGAAAAAAGCTAAAAAAGTAAAAAAAGAAACAACAGATAGTAAATTAGCTGAAATTGAAAAAAATGGTAGAGTAGCTACTTTGGAATTACAAATTGAAGCCTTAGAAGAAATTATTGAAGGTAAAAATGGTAGAATTGCTATGGTTACTGAAGATGATAGTTTATCTGAATTAGTTGATAAGAAAAAAATGAAAGAAATGCAACGCGAAGTAAAACTTTTAGAAAAGAAAAAAGCGGGCATGGAAAAAATGTATGAGAAGATGTGTGGTAAATCTTACACCAAGAAAGAAATGGTAGACGAAGTGGATGCTGTTAATGAATTATTTGGTATGGGTGGAAGTACTAAACTACAATCACTCCAACCCTTTACTATTGAATTTGCAGATCAAGATACATTAAAACTTGTTATGCAATCTCCACTTTTTGCTAAAGGTGATAAAGGTGAAAGAGTTACATTCAGGCAAAATGAAGTAGTAGTTGGAAAACCTTTGAGTTTTGAGCTCAAAAATAGCATCAAAGGGGGTACATCAAATGTTACAAAAATAACTTCTTTAGGTAAAGATATCAAGAAGTTAAATGTAAAAGATTTAAAAAAAGGTCAGTACAGGATCAAATACTAAAAAAAACAATATGAGTCAATTATTAGTAGAAACCCATGTCTTTAAACCTAGCAAAGTAAGGCTATCTGAAAGTAAATCAGATAGAGGTCTTCCTTTAGTTGAGGGTATATTAGCTACAGCTGAAGTAAAAAATGGCAATGGTCGATACTACTCTAAAGATTTATGGAATAGAGAAATAGATAAATATATGCCTTTAGTTAAAGAGCATAGAGCAATGGGTGAGTTAGACCACCCTGAATCTTCAGTAATTAACTTAAAAAATGTATCTCATAATATATCAGATATGTGGTGGGATGGAGATAATGTAATGGGTAAAATAGAAGTTTTACCTACTCCAGCTGGTAATATTCTTAAAGCACTTATTGAAAGTGGTATTACAGTAGGTGTTTCATCTCGTGGTATGGGTTCATTAGAAGATAAAGGTGGAGTAATGGAAGTACAAGATGATTTTGAATTATTATGTTGGGATTTTGTTTCAACACCATCTAACCCAGGTTCTTATATGCATACTTTAAATGAAGGAAAAAATAATGTTATATATGATTATACAAATGTTAATAAAGTAGTACATGAAATCCTTTGCTCCAAAGGTTCTTGTCCTGTTTTTTAATTTTTAAATAATCTACATATACGTATAACCCGCAATGTGTCATGAGTACTTAGATATGGCACCAATATATATTATTCCCTATTACGATTCCTAATAATCGTATTTCACAAAAAAAATTTTGAGATTATGGCAAACAATGATTTGTTAAAAGAAGCAATCGCTGATGCTAAAGCTGTTAAAGAAACTGCTATTGCAAACGCAAAACTTGCTCTTGAAGAAGCATTCACACCACATTTGAAATCTATGCTTTCAGCAAAATTAGAAGAAATGGACAAAGAAGACGTTGACGAAGGATACGATAAGTATGAAGAAGACGACGTTAAAGCAGAAATGTATTCTAAAGATGATATGAAAGAAGAGAAAAAAGATATGGATGAAGCTAAAGAAGAGCTTGATGAAATTGACCTTGACGAACTACTTGCAGAACTTGAATTGGATGAAGACAAACGTACAGATGCTGAAGAAGAAGGCTACTTGGACGGTATGAGAGACGAAAAAGAGGACTTGAAAGAGGACGAACGTACTGATGCTGAAGAAGAAGGCTACAAAGATGGCATGAAAGACGAGAAAGAAGACATGGAAGACAAAGACGACGAGGAAATTGACCTTGAAGATATGTCAGAAGATGACTTAAAAGGATTCATTGAGGATGTTATTAAAGATTTAGTAGCAGACGGAACAATTGAAGCAGGTGATGAAGCAATGGAAGATGAAGAAGATGTTGTAGATGTTGAAGACGTTGAAGACGTTGAAGACGTAGATGTTGATATAGAATTAGATGAAATGACTAAAAAGGAAAAAGCTGAAGGTGATGATCGTAAAAAAGACGATAAAATCGAAGCTGAAACTGAAAAAATGAGATTTAAAGAAGCATTAGATGAAATTGATGCTCTTAAAGTTGAATTAAATGAAGTTAATTTACTTAATGCTAAATTACTCTACACAAACAAGATTTTTAAATCTAAAAACTTATCTGAAGATAAAAAAGTTAGAGTGCTTAAAGCATTTGACAAAGCATCTTCAGTAAAAGAAGCAAAAGTTGTCTTTGAAACATTAAACGAAGGTTTAGCATCAAAAGCTATCCCTAAGTATAATACAGTAAAAGGTGCAGCTTCAAAAGCTACAGGTGTAATAACTGAAGCTAAAAAACCAATTATTGAAAGCAATGATGTATACAATCGTATGCGTAAACTTGCTGGATTAATTTAAATTATTAAAATAACCCTTAAAAACTAAAAAAAATGAGCTTAAATACTCTTTTAGAAAGCGCGAACCCATACCAGTCTTTACAGTCTGACGCGGCTAGATTAGCTAGCAAATGGGAAAAAACAGGTTTATTGGAAGGAATGAGTGGTGCCCACAAAAATAATATGGGACTAATTCTTGAAAACCAAGCTAAACAACTTGTAGTAGAATCATCACAAACTAGTGGTGGTGTAGGAAATGGTGGATCATTCACTTCACAAACTGGCGTAAACGTTGGTGGACAGTGGGCTGGAGTTGCTTTACCATTAGTACGTAAAGTATTTGGACAAATTGCTGCACAGGAATTTGTATCAGTACAACCAATGAATTTACCTTCTGGCCTTGTATTCTTTTTAGATTTCCAATACGGATCTAACAAAACTCCATTCGCAGCAGGTTCTTCATTATATGGTGACAAATCAGCGGACAACAGAG